GAAATAAAAGCACCCCCAATTCCAAAAACAAAATGAAACCATCAATTTTGGCATCGTTGAAAATAGGCGATGTTTTTCTGTATAAAGGCGTGATATACATGGCCGGAACTCCCTGCGGTGACAAAAATAAACGGCGCGTATTCTGTAGAAATGGGGCTTTATACATTGATGACAGAGAAACCGTTTTTCTTATCGATATACAGACAGGAGAAGGACCACCCGTTGCTCCCCAGCTTGTAATCGAAGGGACGATTGAAGCAATAAACGAGTACGCACGACAGTATCGGGCACTGGGTTTTAGCGTTGAATACGGATCGATGTGCACTGATATAAATATTGTAGGAGATAACAAAAGAATTTGGATAACGGTAGTTGTAAAATTAACGAAGGATACTTAATCTAACTCATAAAATGATCCATAATTCAGAGCAACAACAGGACCGATGCTTTCTAATATCAGAAATTAAAAACCTCACCGACGAACATCTAACGTTGTTAGTGTCAGAGTGGGCCGCTAAAAACCGGTCAATATCCAAAGAATTGTCCTCAAAACCGGGCCCTTGGGATAATAATTATACAAAGTATTTAGTAAAAATTATGGACGCCCTGTCCCAACTCTCACCAACTCGTAAAGTCGCACTGATGAAAGGGGCTGGCGTTGGGGCAACAACGGGCATCGTTGAAAATTGGATAGGATACACAATAGAGCATGACCCGTGTGGTATGCTCTATATGACCGGGGACGCAGGATTGGCAAAGACAGCAATCGGTATCAAAGTTGACAAAATGATTCAGCATTGTGGTCTTTCTAACCTCATCAGAAATCAGGACCCTAAATCAAAAAAAACAGGGAATACCGACGAACAAAAGGATTTTCCCGGCGGGTTTCTGTTAACCTATGGTGCTCAAAACCCGGACAAAATGCGTTCGATGTATTTCAGGAACGCTTGTGCTGATGAGTTTGAAGCGTGGCCGAGCACGTCAGGAAAGGAAGGAACAACACAAAAATTGTTTGAAAACAGAACAAAGGGTTTTGAAAAAACAAGAAAACTTCTTTATCTGTCTACACCCGAGATATTACAAACATCTAATATTCACAAAGAGTATTTAAAAGGTGACCAGCAACATTTCTATATTCCATGTCCAAATTGCCAACATATGCAATTTTTAAGACTCCGGGGAGTTCGCGAAGACGGCAAAAAATTTGCATTCCATTACGAGGTTGATGAAAATTTCAATTTGATAGTTGATTCAGTGCACTACAAATGTGAATCATGTCTTCATCCGATCAAAAATCATGATAAAGAATATTTTATAAAACATGGGGAGTGGAGAGCGACGGCCTCACCGAAAGAGCCGAATTATGAAAGTTTTTGGTTACCCTCATTTTATGCCCCAATTGGACTGGTTAGTTGGGAAACGATTTGTCTTGAATGGCTCGAATGGTGGGATGAGAAAGCACAACGGGTAAAAGATATTGAAACCTACAAAACTTTCAGAAACACAGTTGAGGGTCTTCCGTTTGAGGATCGAGGCGCATCTATTGAATATGAAAAAGCCAGGATTCACAGACGAGGCGTTTATTCCAGAAACGAAATAAAAAATGAGGTAGCATTAAGGGAAACCGGTTCGAGAATACTTGTTGTGACGTGCGCGGCCGACATTCATAAGGATTGGGTTGGCGTGGAAATACTTGGATGGTGCAAGGATGGCCGAACATATTCAATTGATTGGCGACGAATCGAAGGGGACACGGAAGACCATTCGACAGAAAACTCGCCTTGGATAAGATTATCAAAAATAATCGAGGATGAATTTTGGATTTCAGACGATGATATTCGTTATGGAATCGATATCACCTTTGTCGATGCAGGATATCGCACCGAAAACGTTTATGAATTTGTGACCCAATATTCACAAGGTGTATATTCGATTTTTGGTCGTGACTCCCTCCCAAAAAACAAATCCTACAAATCCCTTTTCCATGAATCGCAAAATAAAAACAAATTTGGCGATAGTTTTTATAGTCTCAATGTGAACACCTATAAGGACCGCCTGTCATCGTACATGCGGCGTGATTGGAATACAGGGGAAGTTCAGCCGCCAGGTTATCCGAATTATCCGCAGGATTATGGGGATGACTACTTTAGGATGTATGAAGCCGAATCAAAAGTTGAGGTGAAAGACAAGCGAACCGGTAAATACCTTGGTTTTTATTGGCGACAGAACGAGAGCAAAGCTAATCATGCGTTTGATGCCAGGGTTTACAATATGGCTGCGCTTGATTTTTTCGCTTACAACATATGCACTACAAAATTAGGTCATGAAGGAATTGTTTACAAAGATTTTTGGGAATATCAAATGGAACAACTGATGGCCGTGTAAATATTATTTGACAAACAAGAATCAAGCCAATAATAATGTACTATACTTTAAAAAGGTTTATTATGGCTGATTTCTTTAATGAACAACTTGCAAAAGCAAAATCCCAATTAGGATTGCTTGACGGAGCAATCCAATTTCTATTAGCCAATCCCCATAAAAGCTACACATTGGACACTGGACAGGGTAGTCAGCAGGTGTCAAGGCCAGAATTGGCAAGCCTTCAAAATCAATACGATGCATTATTAAACAGGATATCAACGCTTGGAATACGCTGTAATCTAGGAAGTGCGACGCAACAAATAAGGCCTTACTGATGAAATTAAAAGAAATTGACAATTGGCCGATATATCTAAAAAACTACCTCGTTAATAAATTCAAATCTATTGATCCTCCAGACAAAACCACACCGCAGCCAAATCATAGCAGAAACCTTTACCAAAATTACACAGACAATATTTTTAACTCACTTTTCAATGGTGAAAAATTCCCCGGCGGATATCCATCTTCTTCTTCAAATTACGAGTTTATAGATTATTGGGAATTGAGGAATAAATCAGTCCAACTTTTCACAGAAAATCTTTATGCAGCCGGGTTAATAAAGCGGCTTATTACTAACATAATAAATACCGGCCTTAGTCTTGAAGCGACACCGGTAAGTGATCTTCTTCCAATCAACGACGATCAAGCGAATGATTGGAGTGAAAAAGTAGAACATCTTTGGAGAATTTGGGGGAATCGTTCTGATTTGGTCGATTGGAAAAAACTCAACACTGAAGGTGAGTTGCAAGCACTGGCGAAACAAACGGCTTTATTGTCCGGCGATGTTTTGGTTGTTATTAGACAGTCGCCGGTTACCGGTTTGCCGATTACTCAGTTAATAGACGGCAGGCATATACAAGACCCGATTGCCGGAGATCATAGGCAACAAGCAGAAAAACGCGGAAATGAAATAAAACACGGCGTTGAAATTGATAGCAACGGAAGGCACGTCGCATTTTATAAAAACGTAATTGAAAAAGGAAAACAAAAGACATTCAGAATTGTTGCCAATGGTCCGAAATCTGGAAGAAAATTGGCATGGTTGGTTTATGGATCAAAACGTCTACTCGACGATATTAGAGGTTATCCGCTCCTTGGATTGGTTGCGCAATCGCTCAGCGAAATTGATAAATATCGTGATAGTGAACAAAGAGCCGCTTTGGTAAACTCGCTGTTGGCGATGTTCGTCAAAAAAGGCGTAGACAAGCCTGGAACTAGGCCGCTTTCAGGCGGGGCAAAAAGAAGGGATTCAGTAGAAGTTGAACAGGGAGACGGATTTACAAAAGAATACAGCGTTGACAAATGGCTTCCCGGAATGGCAATTGACGAATTACAGGTTGGTGAAGAGCCATTTTCCTTTGACACAAAACGCCCCAACACCGGATTTAAAGTATTTGAGGACGCCATAGTTTCCTCAATCGCTTGGTGCAATGAAATACCGCCGGAAACCTTAAAACTCGCCTTCACATCAAATTTTTCCAGTTCTCGACAGGCAAACGCCGAATTTAAATTATATCTGGATAAGGAACGATTTTTCTTTTCCATATCTTACTTAAAGCCGCGATATGAAAACTGGCTTGTTTCAATGGCTCTCACCGGAAGAATCAAGGCCGCTGGATTATTGGAATCGTGTAGAGATCCCCAGAAATTTGATATATTTGGAGCCTGGCTTGATTCGGATTGGATCGGGGCAATAAAACCCCACGTCGATCCTTTAAAAGAGACAAACGCCTACAGGATCAAGGATCAGGAAGGATATTCGACAAAATCCAGATCTACCCGCGAATTAACCGGAATGAAATTTTCACGAAATGCCAAACAGCTAAAAAAAGAAAACGAGTTGCTTGCTGCCGCTCATCAACCGTTAATTGACGCTGGTTTAATGGCATTACCGATGCAATCAAAAACCGAAGCCGATTTAAAAGCAAAAATAAATGAAATGCTGGGTGGTATTATTGGGGATATTGTAACCGAAAAATTAGAAGAAATGGAGGCCGTAAACTAATGGCAAATTGTCGAACCGAAATAACAATACCATCCGGGATATGGACGAAAATCATTGACGGTAAAACGAGCGGTAGAGTATTTGAAAAAAAAGTTCTGAATAGCGGTTACTTGACTCTCGAATACGACGACCCCGGAGACGACCCAAATGTTTTAATTGTCCCTGTCAGTCCGAATTCAGAAACAGCCGAGGGCATAGTATTTGATAATAAAGAATGGATTTTTCGAAGCTCAAAAATGACTTACGTCTGGGCTGCTCCAGTAGGAAGTATTGATGGACTATTCACGGTAACGATATGAGCGGAGGAAACCAGGCAATTTTGCTGACTAAAATCGGAACAATCGTGATAACCGGTAATTCAAAAACGCTATTATTAACCCCTGAGATCGTCAATACTGTTAATTTTCCTAGTCTTTCTTTTTTGACAAATGGGAACGAATTGTTAAATTTTAATGAAACATCAGGCATTATAGAAATACTAGATGATGGTATTTTGCAAATCAGCTCAGTCATAAATGCAAAAGCAACACAGGCTACAGGTGATTTTATAATGATCCCGGAATACAATGAGCAAGGCGGTGGATGGTATCCGTCGGCACCCCGGAAGGAGGTTTTGACTGCAATAAAACCCACTCAGGTTTTATTGCAGGGTTCTAAAATGTTTTTTAAAAACGACCTTATTCGCTTTAATGCATACTCCGGGAGTGGTTCCATAACGCTACAAACGCAAGTTTTAAATCAGGGGCTACCTTTGCAAACGGTACTACCGGCGGCAATACTTTATTTTACAATGAATCGGATTACGGCTGGTTTAAAATGAATGTTTAATAAAAAATATGGGGAAATTATGAAAACAAAGTGCAAATATTTAACCAGAAAAAATATAGCGATATTGCTTTCATTGATAATAACTGGAGCCGGAGGAACATTTGCTGTTTCTGTTCCTATTAGAAGCAACCCATTTGAAAATAAATCAATTTCAGGTATTCAAAGCAGAGTCGAAATAGTTGAAAATTTTATGTATGATGAAATGGTTAAATTCATCATGAAAAACGCAAAAAAAATTACTTCTGATCCTGATGATTTGAAACGCTACGATATTTTTTTATGTTTAACGTATTTAAATAAACTGCCTGATCATCGTAAAACTGAGGATGTTAAAGCGGCAATCGATATTATTGTGCAGTGGAATAACAGGAATCTATGAAAATAGTAATAGATGGCGAAATCGGTTGGGACGTCACCAGCAAAAGTGTTAGGCAACAAATGAAAGATATCAAACCGAACGAGGATCTTGATATCGAACTATCTTCAATCGGAGGAGATGTTTTTAACGGTGTTGACATTGCTAATTTGATACGCGATCACAAAGGGAAAACCACTATTACCGTTTCCGGTCTCGCGGCTTCAATGGGTTCGTATATCATGGAAATGGCAGACGTTGTCGAAGTTCATGATAATACCAGTTTTATGATGCATAATCCATGGACATTCGCATTCGGAGACTATAGAGATTTTAAAGAAGATGCAAAATTTTTAAAATCTCTAACGTCTATGATGACGCTTGCATATTCGGCAAAATCAGGTAAATCGAGATCAAAGATAATGCAGATGATGGGCGATACAACCTGGTTGTTTGGTCAAGAGATTGTTGATGCGGGATTTGCTGATAAAATTATTGACACAGAAAGCAAAGCGGGAAAAGAAGACCTTGTTACAACTGCTAAACTTCGGTTTGAATCATGTATGGCTAAACTGAAAGATTTTAAAGGATGCGGCGATGAAAGAAGTAAGGTTCGCGCATCATTAACGGCGGGGATTAATAGCCCCCATCAAGGTATTAAGGAATATATTAAAGAGGATAGAATTATGGATTTAACGGAGTTGAAGAGCCTGCATCCTTCGCTTTGTGCGGAATTGATTAAGGAAGGCGAAACAAAGGGAAAATCATTTTTGCAAGACCAAATTAACGCACACATTACCATGGGCCTTTCATCGGGAGCAGTTGAATTGTGTTTGAATAACCTGAAAGAAGGAAAATTGTTTGGTAGTGCCGAGGTCCAGGCCGGATATATGTCAGCCGGAATGAACAGAAATGATTTGCAAAACCGAGAAGAAGACAACCCGGAAGGCGATTTAGGAGGGTCAGAAGACAGCGAACCCACAGCACAGGCCAAGGAAAAAGAGTTGATCGAAAAAGCCATGAAATTAAGTAACAAATCTCAACAACCGGGGGCATAGTGAGTAATCCAGTAATACAAAACAATGACGTTCTTCAACTTGAGGTTTTTGACCCGAAATATGAAGATGCGATTTTGACCTTTGCCGGTGCCGAAACGTGGGAACGTGGTGTTATAATGGCAAAAGCATTGGTCTCCGCCGGTGCGATTACGCCGAATGTCGGAAATGCCGGCGATGGTACCGCGACACTTTTTTCACTGGCTCCCGGCGGTCCTCCTATGCCCGGTAATTGGAATTTGGAATGCATTTTGGCGGGAGTTACTCACGGCGGGCGTTTCAAACTAGAAGATCCAGAAGGAAATCAAGTTGGTGGAGATCTAAATATGTCGGACGTCGCCGGTGATACTCTGTTGGTTTCCGGTGGTGGTATCGAGGTACTGCTGACAGATGGTGCAACTAATTTTGTTGCCGGTGATAAATTTTCCTTGGCTGTTACTGATCTCGAAGGAAAATGGGTTCCATGGGTGAAAAACGCTTTTGATGGAAGCGGCCAGGCAATGGGAGTGCTACCCCGAACCGAAAGCGCGACAGGCGCAGAAGATCAATATCGCCGGATGCTTATTGGCGGGGAAGTTCACTTTTTAAAACTCAGTGTTCAGGCTGGTGGAACAGTTCCACAAGAGGCAATTGGCCAACTAAGAGATTTTACCATTCACACAACGCAGGGTGTTCGCACGGACATTCTTGATAACCAATAAGGGGGGTTTATGGATCTTCTTCGAAGGACCATGGGGCCGGTTTTTAGAAAAAAAGCGTTACCCACCATGTTTTTGTCTAGTCAGTTTATGAGTCCGGACGCCAACAAGTTCGATAGCGTTAAAATTGTTGTTGATATCAAACGCAATGGTGAACGCCTTGCTATTGACATTGTTCGCGGGACAGGAGGAAGGAACAACGCAAACAAGCGGTTTACAACCAAAACGTACATGCCACCGTCTTACAACGAGGCGGGCAACTATTCCGAAAATGAACGGCTTCAACGGGCAATGGGACGAACAGAATACGAGGAAGACCGCCCTGCGCTGATTATCGCCGCAATTACAGACGATCAGGTAGATTTGCAGAGAACAATTCTGCGAGCTATTGAAAAGCAAGCCGCTGACGCGATGTTCACCGGTACAGTTGTTTTAATCAACAACGAAACAGTTGATTTTAAACAGAAAGCGAGTCATCAAATCGCACCGGCAATTGATTGGTCACACGCTGATGGTGTTCCTTTGGATGACCTGGCAGGTGGGGCAAAACTAAACAGAATTGACGGCCAGAACAACACGACCGATTTAATCATGGGCGAAGACTTTTGGAGTTTGTTAAAAAATAACGCTCAATTTCAGAAATTCTCTGACTTTAGACGTGTTGATCAAATCAATATCAGACCGCCGGTAATGAATTCCGAAGGCGCTAATTTTCACGGAACAATCACTATCGGGGAATACAACATAAATTTATGGACGTATCCCCAGTATTATTTGGTTCCGACCGGTTTCAATCTTCCGAATGAAGGCACCTCGGTACCGTATATTCCAACGGATAAAGGTTGGCTCGGAAAGATCGGATCGAGATTTGACCTTTATTATGCCGGAATCGTTCACCTTGTTACTTCAGATCAAAGATTGGTGTCACTCGGAATTCCACAGACGCCTACGGCTGTGAAAGGTGATTTTCATCCGTATGCGTATGTTGATACCCCTGGTAAAAATGTTGTTTACGGTATTGAATCAGCTCCTTTGTGTGTTCCAACTGACATTGATTCATTTTGCACATTCACAGTTAAATAACCAACAATATCGTTTATTATGGGGTTGTTAATATGATAAAATACGCGGTTCAAGAAGGTCGCTCCGTAATGTGTAAAATGGGTACTGCTCATTTTGGAGAAGAAAATATCACCTTGGCAAGTTTTTCAGGTGATAATAACGAAGAAAAACAAAAAGTAATTGATGAACTTGTCAGGATTGGCACATTAAAAGCCGTACCCTTAACAAAAGAAGAGGAACTGGCGTTGGTAAAAGTTCTTGAGCAAAAAGCATATCAAGAAAAAGCGGATTTAAAACAAAAAGAAGCGGATGCAGCCAAAGTCAAATCTTTTCTGGAAGCTGATTTTGACTCGATGAATAAAGAGCCAATGATTGAATTTGCCAAAGAAAATAAAATTAATCTCAAAAATACCAAGGCTGAAGAAATACGGATGGAGCTTAAATCTTTTCAAGATTCCTTAAAATCTTCAGAAGATAAATGAAATGGCTGATTTTCTTCAAATCGCACAAATGGATAAATCGTTCACTTTGAATGATAATAAGTATGGATTTGGATCGACTATCAAATTAACCGATCCAAATCTATTTGAAGCCAATGTTGTTGGTCGGACAAACGATGTATTCTTTTCAATTGATCCGGGCACCGGAGAAGCTGTAAGCGGTCGAACGGCAACAGTATCAATCGATATGAACGAATTGACTAATAAAGGTTTTTCATCTCTTCCGGCTGCTCAGTCAGACAGAACAAAAAAACCTTGGATTGTCGAAGTGGATGACCCACAGGGTTGTCCACATGTTTTTACTGTTTTAGAAGGAAATCCCGACAGAACACTAGGAATTATCCTTTGCACACTACAATTTTACAAAAAATGACCATCTCTTTGATTGATAAAAAAGACACATTTGAAATTGTTGGCACGCGGATAGCAGAAATTCTTGCTCAAGAAACGCTTAATCAGCAAGCCCTTGCCACGGCGGCCGGAAAAGACCCGGAATTGTGGAAATTTATCGTATATTCCGAAAAAACGAATCCGTTTGAAGCCTTTTCAGAAGAAATAACTCCCATCGTCAACGTTTGGTACGATACGTCAAATTTTAGTAGAAAAATGGGCGATCCTGTTTCAAGACAACAAGATTCGGCAATCTATAATATTGATGTTTATGCGGCGGCGGCGGCAACTGACAATC